GGAGCATCAATAATTATAGAATATAAATCCTCTACATCTATAACTTCAAATATTCCATTGATTGGTGAAAATGATGTCGTAACCTTTACAGAGTCACCTACGTTAAAGTAGTGAGGTACTGATCTAGATGTATGAACTAATTTGGTATTTCCATTAGAATCTACATAAGAATCATATGCCCAAAGAACTTTGTGATATCCATTAACAATTGGATATGTCTGCAACAGCTCGTGATATATATCGGCATCTTCCTCTACAGGAATAGTTTCGCAGATAACTATTTTATTTACTTTTTTAATAGTTAATTCAACACCAAATCTATTTCCTTGATCTTGATCACCTATACCGTTACCTTTTATTATCATACACATAGGATAATCATCTAAACTTAATGAAGATCCTGGAACTTTTTGGTTTATTGAACTCCATAAATAGTTTCCTGTATATGATGTAACATCAGCTCTTTGAACACCTCTTCTAAATGATACGGATCTATAATCAGATATTGATCCTGTATTTTTAAAAATAGCGTAAGCACCATCTTCTACAAACCATTCTTCTATATTTTCATACCTGCCAGAAGATATAAATGTCTGTGTTTCAGTATATGCCGATGTATTCTTAGTATCAGCTGCAATTTTTATTGTAATTATATCTCCAGGACCAATAGATTCAGGAACTTCTATTGGAGCATAACCACCAGGATCGTTAAATGAAGATGGTATAACTCCTGGCGAAGTACCATCATCATTTATTCTTATACCATTAGCTCCAAAATAATTTTTAGTTAATGCTAAATCTCCATTAAATCCTCTTACATTTATTTTCCATATATCTCCAGGAGATGGATTAGAGGCAAATCTAACTTTACATATATCATCACCAGATACAGACAATATTATATCAGAACCTATTACGACAGTCTGATCTGCACTCCATGATGCTCCTGATAAATTAAAAGAACTTGTATATCTAAATGTATTAGAATTTATAGCTTCTATTGTAAATCTATAATCATTCTTTGTTGATCCAATAGGGTATTGAGAAACTCTTATTAATGCATCAGAATTATTATCTCCATAATATATTGGTCTTTCAACAAACGAAAATCCATTATATACAGGAACTTGAACATTAAATCTATCTGTACCATTTCTAAAATTCCAAAATAAATTTGTAGCTAATGATGGATCTAATTCAGATGGAAAATCTACCTTTATTTTAAAATATAAACCCTGTATAGCTCCTGGTATAAAGTTTGTTTCCTTTTGCTCTATTTCTAATATTCTATATTTTTTATTTGAATAAGTAGGTCCGTATCCTTTAGTTTTAAATATTACATATTCACCTTCTTTTAATTTATTTAAATCAGCATCATTTATTAAAAAATATCTATAATTTCCATCTTTATAATATATAATTGGGAATATGTTATAATAAGACTTCTTAGCTTGCTTTACATAAACTCTATAATGAGTAGCCCAATCAGGAGCATAATTCTTTATAGTTAACTTTATAGAATTTGACTTATCTGAACTATCTGGAGGTATATTAATTGAATTATATGTAGGATTAACTCCGTTTAAAACTGTAGTCATTCGACCATACTCATCTAAATATACAATACCAAACTCATAATCTCTATCAGATCTCCAAGTAGGCTTTGGATTATTTTCAGAAACAGAACTATCACTAATTAAGCTTAAATCATAATTTATCAATATGTCACTTCCATTAGCACTAGTAATATCTCTAAACTGAACGTAGTTACCATACGCAAGTCTATTACCTACAACGTCCTGAGCCTTAGCTAGTAATGGAACATTGTCAAATAGTCTAGTTACTTGTTCATTAGATATAGCTGCGTATATCTTGTTGTTATTGAATTCAATAGAAAAAGATGAATTATTAGATATACCTAGTTCTTTTTTATTATATGAATCAATAATACTTACGTTTATATTCCTAGTATCTCTAACCAATAACTGAATTTCCTCAACAAACTCATTACCTGTCTCAAAAGTTACATTTACAGAGTTGAAGAAGTTAGTCATAGACTTATTGTTACCCTGACTATAATCATAATTATATTCTTTTGGAAAGAAAGATACAGCAGAGAATGGAGACATAGAGCTGTACTGATCATCTACATACTTAAATCTGTATGAGAAATATAAGAACTTCTCAGACATATTATTAGATGACTGAATTGTAGAATTATCATTGAATAACTCAATAGATGGAGCAAACAAAGGCGGCTCTATAATTACATCTATATCTGAATCAATCCTAGCATCATCTACAGCGTAGCTTTTAGCTCTAGATATATTTATTCGTCTTGGAGGATTATAGTCATCCGTCCAATATAAGTAATCGTTTCCGTCTTGACCTTTAATAAAGTTGATCCCTGTGATTGGATACTTCTTATTTAGGTTTAATTTTGAGGCTGTAGTTGGAGTAGCTTTATTTGATTGAAGCACTCTAGTTGAAATACCAAATGCAGCATCGTATTCATATATACCATCAAACGTATCGCAAGCAACAATCCAATAGATTTTATTCTCTGCCTCATACTCTGTAGACCCAATAGTCTGAGCTGTGGTAGTAACTCTTCCAGATAATACACCAAGGTCAACTACTAAAGAGTTACCTAACTTATTCTTGGCAGCTCCTGCATCTTGTCCTTCTGTTGTTTCTACATCTATGTTTAATGCATCAACATACTGACCTTCAGGTATTAATCTTTCATCAAGGTCTTTATTCATAGACCCTTTTAAGAAAGTGTTTCTAATTTCTGCCATTATTTAATTATTTTTCCTTGCCCTCTAAGACTCATTATCAGCCTAGATGGATGAATGTTGGACAATCTAATCTTAGCGTTTCTTAGCTTCTTAGCCTTCTCGTCTCTAACTCGTTTTATGATGTACTCTTGAACACCATACTTATTGTCAAGTATAGCCCACCTAATGTATGCGTACAAGTAATCCTCAGCCATCTTGTTGATGCTAACCTTAGTATCATCACCATTCTCCATGCCGTCAGATATATACTCAAGAACAATGGTATGATTCCTAGCACCTGAGCTAAAGTCAATTACACCGGCTTGCTTGTTTATACTGAATGTAGGATTTATATTTGCTGTAGTTGGATCAAGTCCATATCGACCTGCAATATTATACTCAAAGTACCAGTCACCACCCCAGCACCATCCCCAACAACCATTGTAAGCACCTCCACCGAAGTATTGCTGTCTCTCGTTGTTCTTAATCTCAAGCATTGATTGACCTGTAATAATCTCTCCGTTTGAGTCAAATAAGATGTTATAGTTGTTATCCTGTAGATATGCAGATGCAGATAACGGCTGAGTATTCTCAGACATTGGATACAATATGCCTTCTACATTAACAGACATACGTACATAGTCTACATAGTCAGGAGGCATAATTAACTTTAAGCTATCTCCAAGCTGTATCTCAATCTTCTTGAAGTTACGTAAAGCATCATAGTTCAGTTCCTGTATTCCTCGCTTTGCGTGAAAAAGGACCTCATATCTTTTAATGTTGTTGAGTAGCTTGTCATCACCAACATTCATTAGCATGAAGTTGTTAACGATATCAGCTAAAGAGACATACTGATACGACCCATGATTTGCATCAATAGGTGCGTTACCATTATTTGTATAGTACTGCCAGTTAGTTATATAAGCCATCTATTGATTTTTTTGTTGTATATCCATCGCTTCTTCAGATGCCATAGCTTGTACCACATCAGCCTCTCTGATAGATATACCTGAGTATTGTAATATCTTAACAACCAATCTAGGAGCATCACTCTTTGGAAGCTCAAAGTCTTGATAGTCTACAGCTCCTTGGTTGAATATAGGTTCTCCACCCGACAAAGTTGTCCATGTCCATTTAGGATCAAATGGATGACGAACGTAAAGCATACTAACGCCAGACGTTATTGTTGAAGGATACACCTGTATACTTGAAACTGTATTGTTATAGTTGTTCAATGTGTAAACAGGATAAGACTCAGTAGGAGCAGTTAGGTTGGAAGACACTAAGTTAAGCACCTTACCAATAGATACCTTCTCAATCTCCTTATTGTTATAAGCTATCCTCATAACTCTATATGGCTTTTCAACGCCAACAATATTATCTCCTGGCATATAGAACTTTCCAGCTCCAGAATCGTATGTCAAATTTGAATCAATAACAAATCTATCTAGAACTTCAGAAAGTCTTCCTGTTATATCTGCATAACCAGAG